ATTGAGCCGATGCTTGATAGGTTGTCGGCTTCAGGGGTACACTATGCGACCTTTATAAACGAGGTTTATAACATCAACAGCCCTAACATTCTACCTCAAATGTGGTGGGCTTATCGTCAGGATATCTGGAGTCATTACGGGTTTGACCATGAGACCAAGTTTCCAGCGACTCAGAGCAGTATCCAATATATCCGAAAGTGCGATAAGACTGATGAGCTTTACAGGTTATTTAACGAGGCCTTTGAAAATCCGATACCGCTGGAGCAGCTGCGTAACAGATGGGGAGGCGGTCAACCCGATGAGCTTTATCTGAATGTTGCCTTAGCCAAACAGGGCCAGTTCCATCATATCGGTTCGGACTCGATGTACTTCGGAAATACCTCAGCCATTCGACCGCATGTGATGGCCAAGGATTACTACTTCCTGAGTCTGTTCGGAAACCGTTCCAACATCAAGCCGATGTATTGGGACTATTACGATAACGTGTTGGGCAAGATTCAAAGCCAGCGCGGAATGAGGCATATCTTTAAGGGCCATTCGGTTCGGTCGGATAAGATTGCAAACATCAGCTCGCCTAAGACCATAGTCAAGCCATCGGTTTACCATAGGCCCGATTCTGTCAAGTTAGACAAGCAGCCAGGAATGGTGATTTTGTTCACAAGTTACTTTGAGCAGAAGCATGCAGATAGGCAGCGTGAACTGAAACAGGTCATGCAGCGAAATATTGATTGCCAAAGCATTGACAAGATTGTCAACCTTGGTACGGCTTGGGAACATGACAAGGTAATCAACCTGCCTTACGACCGCCCTACCTTTGCTGACTTTATCAAGGAGATGCAGAACTATGAGGCCGATTATTACATATTGGCCAATTCCGATATCTACTTTACTAGCGAAATTGAGCGGATTAAGGAGCTTGAGATGGATGGCAAGGTGTTAGCCCTAAGCCGTTGGGATATCATGGCTAATGGCTCTGCTAAGCTGTTTGATTACGAATGGACACAGGACACATGGATATGGAAAGGCAAGCCCAAGCAGATGGCTAACCTTGACTTCATCATGGGCGTTCCTGCTTGTGACAACCGACTAGCTTATGAGATTGCCCAGAACGCTATGACTCCAATCAACCCAAGTAAGGACATTAAGACCTATCATCTGCACATCAGCAATAAGCGAACATATACGGAGCGTAATAGATTGCCAGGTCAGGTGCTTCCAGTTGTTCCGATGGATTCGAGCAGGTGGCGGCAAAAGACCTGCGTAATAAATCAACCAGGCAAGGTTGGGGATATTATCTGTGTTCTACCGATTGCTAAGTGGTGGGCCGACAAAGGATACAAAGTTTTTTGGCAATGCCCTAAGCAATATCATTCGCTTTTTGATTATATTGACTACTGCATTCCGATTGAAAAGTATGAGCATCAAGCAGATAAGGTCATCGACTTATCATTCGGTTTGGACACTTTTAGTCCAATCCATCGTAAATGGTTGGCGTATAAACGCACTGGCAAGAGCTTTGTCCAGTTCAAATATGAGATTGCCGAAGTACCTTTGAGTCAATTAAGAAAACTAGAATATAATCGAAATGAAATATCTGAAAATGCCCTTTATGATGCTTTGGGATTGGATAGTGTTGATAGGTACCATATTGGCCACGGTTCTAGTGACTACGGCAGTCCTGTCGAGTTTCTGGATTACCAACCTATGGTTAATTTTGAAAAGGTGGGTGAGTTCACTATTTTCGACTGGCGTAAAGTCCTAGAAAAAGCATCATCAATCCATTGCATTGACTCTAGCTTATCTAACTTTGTCGATGCCATTGAGGTCAAGGCGGATTTGCATTACTACATTACCGACAAGGTGCCATCCAAATCGGACCGCACCATACTAACTAAAAACTGGAAACATCATGCTATGGCACGAGTTTGATATAATGCTATCCGATAAGAAGCTGGAGGAGATGGGCATCAATAAGCGGTCATCAGCAAAGGCCATGGTCAGCTTGGAGAATATCTACTCTTTCCATTCAAGCTATAACGATGAGGGGGATGAGGTTACATTGATTATGTTTGTAAATGGTGACATTATACAGGTCAACCAAAAATATGATGAGGTTAAAAAGATAATGCGATGCAGATAGCACAAAATTTGATGCCCAATGGAATGGCCGCTCACAATGATTTCAAGGATGCCATCACGCATCTTATTCGCACTAAGAAGCTTCAACGGATCATTGAGACAGGCAGCTATCTTGGCGAGGGTACTACTCAAGCCATCGCTGATGCTTTGGTGGGACATGAGCAGGTTTGGTCTATTGAGGTTAACCCAAGGCATTACGAAATCGCTAGAAAGCGGCACAGGAACACACCCATTAATTTCCTGCTTGGTTTATCTGTTAGCCGCCGCGACATTCCCACTTCTGTTACTTTCGATGTCCCTGATAACATTGTTATTGATCACCTCGATCATAATCGAGAGCTACTTTATAAACAGGAAATAAGCTTTAAGGGTGCGGATGATATGCTTCATTTCGCCTTGGCCAAGCTTGATTTTAAACCTGATTTTGTCATCCTAGACAGTGCTGGTCACATGGGATTTCAGGAGTTCAAATATCTGATGGATAGGGTTGAACCTGGCTTTTATCTGGCCTTGGATGACACCAATCATGTGAAGCATTATCAGACCTGTAAGAGCTTGGAGACGGTTGATTGCGAGCTGATATTCCAAACCGAGCAGGGCTTTGGCAGTCGAATCTATTACATTAAATGAGGTACGCCTTTACGATAATCTATAACGGCAAGCACCATCTGCTGCATAAGGAATTTGCCCAGCGGATGGTTTCAATGTTTGACAAGTGGGTCATCGTTGAGGGGTTCAGCCGTAATGGAGGGTCAACTGCTTGGTGTACTAGCATCAGGCCGCCTGCTCAGTCAACCGATGGAACGATTGAGCTATGCCAGCAGCTTCAGAGCGATAAGGTAATTTTCGCCACATCGCAGACGGGGTGGTCAAGCAAGGATGAGCAGGTCAACAAGGCAATGGAACTACTCCAGGGCAGTGAACCAGGTTGGCTTTGGCAGGTCGATGCAGATGAGCATTGGACTTTCGAGGACTTGGAGGGGGCTGAAAGTATGCTTCAAAAGGACATTAAATTGGCTGGAGGTTTCCAATTTTACCACTATCTTTGTAAGGATGTAGATGGGAGACAACTGGTGGGGAAAGGCGCATGGGGAGACAACATACATACCCGATTGTGGTGGTGGCAAGGGCAGAAGTTTATCAGCCACGAACCGCCCAAGATGGTAGGCCAAGATGGAGTCCGACTGCTGCCGCAGAAGTATCACCACTACGCATATTATTTTGAGCAGGATGTTATATTCAAGTCTAAGTATTACCGAGGTTACCGCCAAGTGTTGCATAACTGGCAACAGTTACGCCGCCGTAGATTTGACTACCCAATACCTGCCAAAACATTGCTGGGAAGCTCCACCACGATTGACCTTAATAACTCCTATATAACTACACTATGAAAGCATGTTCATCCTGCGGAGGAAGCAAACCTAGGACTAGGCCAAAACCGCCCGCCAAACCAAAAAACTGATGTTAACTCCTGAGCAGATTTCGTATTTGGTCGATTCAATCACATCGATCCGCAACAAAGGCAATAAGTCCAAAGGCATCACATTGATGCAGCAAAGCTCGGACAATTACCTGCCTGACTATTACAACGGTTACAAGCTATCGGTTAAATGGCTTGACCAAATACGAACTCATGCCCAGAAAGGGGTTTTTCCTTACGAGCTGTTTGAAAAGACCGCTCCGAACCAAACGCCCAAGGAGGCCGAATACGTTAGGGCCAACTACAAGCAAACAACGCTTCAGGTTTTCAAGGACATGGTCGATACCTATGGCCGTGCCTATCATGAGAACAACTGGTCGATTAGCTACACGCCTGATGCTGACCAATACGTCAACACCGATACGACCTTGGCTCGTTACCTTGATTCCGAATTCCCAGAATACGGCAGCTTGGATAACTTCGTTTTTATGTTCCTGCCTCCACTAAAGCTGATGGATGCAATGGGAGTAGTGGCGGTCATGCCGTATGAATTGGACACGGTTGAGATTGATGGCGAAGAGGTGCTTAACCCCGATGAGCTGGTTGAGCCATACACTAAGTTTTACCATACCACTAGGGTTTTGGCTTTCGATGAGGAGTATGCAGTCATTGAGAGTGAGGAACGGAGTGAGGTCGAGTATAATAATAAGATGGTCATGGAGGGGGCGGTATTCCTGATATTCGATGACCAGTGGATATATAAGGCAATCCAAGTAGGCAAGAAAGTGGACAACCAATTCGAGGTAATCGAATGGTTCAACCATGCCACAGGTATGCTTCCAGTTAAGCGAGTGGATGGCATCAGCATTCAGATTGACGAGACGATGATGCAGCAGTCGCCATTCCTTTATGCTACGGACATACTTGATGAGGTGCTGTTGGATTCAGCTTTACTGCGTGGAATCAAACCGACCTGCACCTATCCATACCGGGTAATGATTGGTGATCCTTGCCAGTTCCAAATCAGGATTGATGGGGAGAACTTGACCTGCGATGGCGGTTTCCATTACAGGCATGACGGCACCAAGACGCTCTGCCCTGATTGTAATGGCACGGGCATGAAAGACCGAATTAGTCCTTATGGAACGCTTCTAATAAAGCCGCAGACATCAACCACGGCAGGTGATAACATCAGCCCAGATTCGGCCATATTCTACGCCGCCCCATCGACTGAAACGCCTCGATTCTTGCGTGAGGAAATAGCCCATAACATGAACGCGGCTTATGAAATACTTCACCTTAAAAAGACCAATAACAAGGTACAAGGAGGCGAGGGCATCACTGCAACCGAGGCGGCCAGTGATCAAAAGGCATTGATTGCCGGTATCAAGCAGAACTGCATGCAATTGTTTGATATGTATGAGTGGTGCATTGATATGATTGGCCTGATGCGTTACGGCGAGAATTACCGCAAGCCAGTAATCAAGCGACCTGTGAACTATGATTTTTACCTTGAGTCGGATTATTTGGCTCAGATTAACGAAGCCATTGCAGCCAAACAGCCGCCGTTTGTCATTCAGTCAATCATCTATAAATACTTACAGACGCTATATTATCCTGATGTCCAAGGGCAGCAGATATTCAATCTAATCAGTCAAGCTGACCGCTTGCTCACCATGACCTTGGATGAGATTAACCTGAAGCTATCAAAAGGATTGGTAGATAAATGGGAGGTCGTTTTGCATGACTCGGCCATCAATTTGGTTAATACACTGATGATGGAGAACCCTGCATTCTTTGAGCAGGATTTCGATACCCAGCTTCAGCAGTTGGTAGCCAAGGCCAAGGAGATATCTGGTGCCATTGCCTTGACAACACCTAGCGGATTCAACGCTCAGAACCTAGTCAGTAACATCGTAGCAGGCATCTAATGGCAACGCTGAGTGAGCTGATAGCTGAGAAAACGCGGCGGCTCACAACCGTTCCAGATGCTTATTTGAGCGATGTAGAAAGAGCGCAGAAACGTCTTTTCCCTCAAATCGTTGACATACTCAGACAGCTTTCAGTCGATTCGGCTGGCAACATTATTTTAAACGCTGCTAACCTGACCTTGGCATCCGATGTAAAGGCATTGGTTCAGGATATATTAAGTCAGTCGGAATACATCACGGCGGTTCGTGAGTTCGCCTCGCAGATGACCGAACAAGGCAAGGTCAGTAATGAGCTATTCGCCAAGGCGTTTGATGGTTTTACACCGCGACCGATTGCCGAGGCACTGCTAAAGACTACCCAGCGTAATGCAGTCGATTTGATGGTTAACGCAATAGGTAACCAACGCTTCGCCGATGTGGTGCGTGAAAACATCGAAACGGCCATCAGTTCCAACGCAGGTTTCACCGAAACGGTCAGGCAGCTTCAGACGATTGTAACAGGAGATGACGAAGTTGATGGCAAGCTACTTCAGTATAACAAGCAGATTGCCCACGATACCTTTGCAATAGCCGACAGGAACTACACCAGTGCGGTCAGCGAAGAACTGGAAGCGGAGTGGTTCTTTTATTCTGGAAGTGAAATCGAAACGACTAGGCCTTTCTGTGCGGCTAGGCATAACGAGTATTTCTACTATCGGGAAATTGAGCAATGGCCATCAACCGCAGGGGATTGGGCAGGTCGGATACCTGGCACCAATTCAAGCACTATCTATTCGTATGCAGGTGGTTACAACTGCCGACATTCAATCATACCCGTATCGATTCGCAGGGTGCCAGAAGCAAAGATTAGGGAGGCGATTACAAAGTGGGGTTTTGAACCCACAGAAACAGAAGCGGAACTGTTAGGGCTATAAATCCTTATTCCTAGTTCTATATAAATCAAAGGCAATCAGCAGCAGACAACCGATAAATAAAGCTAGATTCATGGTATTGTCTTAAAAATAAGATACCAAAAAACCAGCAATAGACCCGAAACAATCAGCCAAAAGACTTTGATTTCCTTATTATTGTCCTCCATTAAAAGCTACTTTTAGGCAATTATAAACATAAATTTATAACATTTTAGGTTATTTTTGCAATATGGACCACTTAAAGAAAGCAATGAGCATGAAGACTGGCAGGGTTGCCATGCTTCCGCCTCAGATCTACAACAACCCTTTACGGATGGCATCGGGCCAATGGGTGCTGATTGAACAGCCCCAGGTCGACATCAAAAAGGTTGATGAGAATACATTCGTAATAGTTCAGAACAACACAACGGCGCCGGCTGAGTCGTTCCTAGACACATTTACATCGGAAGAACCGACCGCCGAAGCACCTAAGAAAAAAGGTCGTAAACCAAAATCAACAAATAATGATAGACCTGAAGCAGCTGAATGAGTTCGCTGGAATCGAAGCCGAGAACTTCGACCAGTTCAAAGAGCAATTCCAACAGAAGTTCGTACTAAAAGAGAACGTAGTCAAAGACCCTGACCTCACTAGCCAAATCACTGGCAAGGTGATGGGTTCTCAAATGACCAAGATTCGCCAAATGTTCAAGGAGGAGGGGGTTGAGTTCAGCGATGAGGAGACCAAAACCATAAAGAAAAACGAGGAGCTGTTCAACCTTGGTTTGTCCAAGGTCAAAGGCAATCTCTTAAACCAAATCGAAGATGTCAAAAAATCCGCCTCGGTCGGGTCAGATCAACGCCTACAGGAGTACGAGGCCAGAATCGCCAAGATTGAAAAAGAAAAAAACGATATTAAGTCAGCTTGGAAAAGCACTGGCGAAGAGTTCGAAAAGTACAAGCTCGAAGTCAGTAACACCATAAAGCAAAAGGAAATCGATTTTAGGTTATCCAAGGCCAAGGAATCGCTCAAGCTACGTTCCAAGATTAACGAGGCCGAGCGTGCAGGATTTGAAGCCATACTTAAGAACCGCCTAAAGTTCGACCTGGATGATAGCGGTCAGCTCGTAACCATGAATGCCAGTGGTGAGCGTATCAAGTCCAAGGTCAAGGCAGGTGACTTTATGCCAGCCGATGAGGCCATCCAGGAAATAGTAAACGAGCTTGGCCTAGGTGAGACCAACCCACATGCCGGCAAACCTGCCCCACAAGCTCCTGCCATGTTCGGAATGAACAACCGTACCCCAAGACCTATGCCATCGGCACAACCGCCTGCAATGGCTTCGGGCAAGCGCATCCATCCCCGCGCTGCAAAATAAAGCTGTTTGTTTGTCTTGTTTGAAAGGGCCGCTGATTATCGCGGCTTTTTTTGTATATTTGCATTCGGTGCGTGCCACTGCAATAGTGTGGATTCTTTGTGCAGCCACTGCAATACCAGGGC